TTGATAGCCTGATTACACAAGTAATAGTATCAATGGTGCCGTCTTCTCTTCTGGTTGGTTTTGTGAGGACTTTTGCTGTCTTACTAGTGCCGTCAAGTTCGTTTTCCTTTTGATTTAAATCATCTAAAAAGGCTTCTACATCTGCGACACTTATTTGATTGCCACCCGAAATAAAAGCAGTGGCTACTGCTGCGCCCAAGATGCCTTCGGCTACATCACCCTTATTTCTAATCAGAGATTGAGCAGTGGGTTTGAGGCTATATTTTACTACCACTCTTCGTCCTTTTTTGAGCGCGGCACCAATAATGTTTCCTCTTGATTTAACATTTACTACCGAATACTCTTCTCCATAGTTCGTTTCAAGAAAGCGTTTAATATCTGCTGCTGCCTCTTTTCGGTCAGATGTAGGAACGACAATAGTGATATCTCTTGGGTCTTTTTGGGAAGCAGCAAATGAAATGGTATCATCGCCAAATCTTGTTCTCATTAAGGAAACTACCTGTTGGCTTGGGAAAGAAAAGTCTTTTTGCTCTTCCATAACCTGCTCAACCAGCCGAAGAAGATCGGAGGTCTCAAAAGATTCGGTGAAGTAATTTTCAATTAATAAGTCAAGCTGGTTCATAATATATAAATAGTTTTAAAATCCCAACAAGTCGCCCTCTGCGACGAGGGTATATGTGAAGGCATTTCCAAATTTATCGGCACTTTTTTGAACCAATTTCATGAAGTCATTGAAATCATTAGTATTTTTAAAAACCTGGCAACCGGCGGAATAAGAATTTACAAGATCTGCCTCACCATACTTGCGGCTACGATGAATATTTATTCCGAACATCCCTTCGTCAATGGTGCCAGCGTCTCGGTCGTGCTCGTGATCTTTGTCTGCATCACGAAATACTTTTACGTTTCCGCGTCGTTGACATAATGCTGTATAGCCCGTTTTTCCGTGACCATCAATCTGATAGACACCTCGGTATTGATCGGGTACGAGGATAGCGCAGCCCTTGCTATTCATCGGCTTTTCTTGCCAAATCTTACCTGGGTCCGTTGTGATGGAATATGAACGGACTTCCCAATTCTTCTTTTTGTCGCGATAGATTACAATGAGAGCATCGTCGAACTTGTTAAAGATATCTTGGTCGCTACGGACACCAATAATATTAACATTATATGGCGACTTGTTTTCGAGACCAAAGAAAGCGTATCCCTTTGATTGTAGTGTTTTTCTGAACTGCTCTTTGATTATGAAGGCGTGTAGCCCTTTAATAACTGCCATTTTATTTCCTTAAAATATAATATCCGCAATGCCGAGTTCTATTGCCTCTTCTGCGGTAAAGTAAGCATTAACCTTGCGGTTAAGAATCTTTTTTAGATGAGTTTTGCTCATATTGGTTTCTTCAACCATCGCCTCAATATAGCGATCCTGTGTCCAGCGGATTTCATCCATCTCATTCTCAAGATTGTGAAGTGAACCGTGGTTGCCACCGAGAACGGCATGAATCATAACACGACAATTCTTACCAATCCTGCGCCTTCCTTTGCTCCCAGAAGCTAACAAAAGTGTGCCTGCTGAGAATACCTTGCCGAGACCCACGGTGTGAATTTCACAATCATCTCGGATCACGCGCATCAGGTCATGAAGACCAAACATTTCTTGTGCGTTTCCGCCGAGTGTTGATATCACAAATTCGAATGGTGCATAATTAACCAAAATATCCGAGTTCTCGTCTTTAGGGTCTGACAACTTATAGGTTGCTCCACTTTCGTAAAGTGCAATCATGCCATACATTAACTCACCAGCTTTTTCTTCATCGAGATCACCACACAAACCCATTAGGCGTGGAGCCTCGTCTCTCTTTTTGGCGTAATATTGCGCCTCTTCCTCTTCAGCCGCGACGGTCTCCGCCTTCTCTGGCAGTGGTGTTTCTTCTTCTACTTCTTCTTTCTTTTTTCTAGCCATTTTTGGTATAAAAATCATAACAGTGCCCCTGCTTTAATAAGCTTTTTGTTTCGTATTTTTTCATTTCCATGTGATGTGACCTCGACCAAATAGATTGGAAATTCTTCAGCCCAATTTTGCCACTTGCCTGGATTATCAAAATTAGTAGAGAAAATCATCGTATACTCTTCGGTCTTAGCATTGTATCCATCGCCAATAACTTCCCAGTCGCCAAGTATCTTAACAACTTTATTTAATGCCCTCTTGCCTTTAATATTTTCAACTTGAAGACAGTAATTTGCCCTACTGTCGTTGGTTTCACGTCTCCATGCAAAAGCTTTCATGCTAACTCCCTTTGTTTTACAAATATAAATATAACCCATAATGAGTGATATGTCAAGTATTATTTTTTAGCCAATTAATAATTTCTAGTAGTTGTTCTCTCGTAAGTTGTTGAATCGTGGGCGCACCCTTCTGACCAAATCGAGGGAGAAGTTCTGGTGGGACTTCGACATCGCCCTTGTCGGTTTTAACCGTTTGTGGGCTGCTTGGGAATTTGTCAGAAGGCACACTTTTCTTAAGTTTTTGTTGGAATGTTTTAACATCAAAAACAATTTGGAGTGCGTCTTGTACGGTCCTCGGCAATTCTTTGTCGTTCTCGTCAGCCCACAGTGCATACTGAACAAGGTCTGTGATTTGATCGCCATAATCAGCAACGCCCTGGTCCTGAATATATTCGAGCGCTTTTAATACCTCTCTGCCCGTGGGGTTTTGTGGATCTCTTTGAGAAACCCAGGCTTGGAGTTTTTCTTGTGCGTCATCAAGAATTTGTTTTGCGCTTTCCCAAGTCACACCCTCAAATGGGTTTATCATTTTTTGAGGCTTATCTTTGCCCTTGGGGTCTTTAAGTTCCATCTTATCCTGTTTTAGGATATTTAAATCAAACGCAATCTCGCCGTATCTTGGGTGGTCTTTTTTTCTAATTCTGCGATACTCGCCTGTATTGACATCAAAAAGATTTGGATAAGGATTATTATTTAAAATTGTTATGCCTCGTTCGCCTTCCATTTGGGCGTAAGTGCCTTGGTCTACAACATTTCTTTGATAATCGTTTGTAACTTTTTGGGCGATTTCGCTCCCAACGGTTCTATCTCTGTAAAGATCTTCCTCAACTGAAAACTCTGGTGGGACATTGATTGTAAATACAGCAACATCATATCCAATATCAACAAGTTGTCTCATAATCTTTTTCATTTTATCAGGGTTTTCGCCCGTAGTGTCAAATAATAAAGGGAGCGCTTGATTGATCTTTCGCTTTGTTTTATCGGACACGGCTTGTTGAAGAAGTTTTCTGACCTCTTGCTTTTGTTCATATTCCTCGCCGCTGGGTGGCTCTTGGAATTTGAGCGAGAGTCCAAACTTTGGGAAGACCTTTTCGACAGCATCATCTGTGTTAATCTGAACAAAACTTTGAGGCAAACCCATGAAATCCTTCATAAATGTCTTCCCTGAGCCTGCTGGACCAAGAATAAAGAATGCCTTAAATGGGTGCTCCACTTCTTTAAGACCCGACTTTAGCGCCTCTTGTAATTTGACCTCTTGAATGAGTCTTCGCAAGTAATCAATATTCATATTAATACTTTCCCAATAGTTTATTATAAGTAGTTTTTATATTATCATTATAACAAAAAACCGTGGAAGATTCCACGGTTCTTTTTTACTTAGGAGATTATTAACGCTTTCACTTATTGGAAAGTCGTTTTACGACTCTTCTCAAAACTTCGTTTACGAGATCGTCGCTTGCTGACTCATCAAGGTCTTCGTCCTCTTTGCGCTTGGCTTTATGTGCGTGATGAGCCTCTGCTAATGAAGCATCTGTTACTTGAATATCTTCAAAGGCTACGTTCTCAAGAACGGTGCCGTCTTTCAGCTTCATATCATAGTGGGTAACGCGACCCTCTTTTTCGCTCCAGTTGTGACCAACTGCTTCAGCCAACTGGAATTTGCCTTCGTGCTGAACACCGCCATGATGTACGCAGTAGTGGCTGGGGGCGAAAGCTCCCTCTTCTTCCTCAAGTGGGTCTTCTTCGGGGGCTGGCTCTTCAAGTTCATCTTCTCCCTCGTCGCCGAGGTCGAGGTCTAGCCCATCTTCACCGCCGAGGTCGTCCATTGCGCCTAAATCGGCTTCTGCATCATCAGTCTCCACCTCAATTGGCTCATCGAGATCCAGGGCTGAAGAGAGTTCTTGAGCTACTGCTCGAACGATGTCGGCAGCAAGGTCTTCTTTTTGGTCTGGACTTAAATCTAAATCACCTCCTTCATCGGAAGGTTCCATTTCTACGTCCATTTCTAATTCGTCTTCTGGTCCTTCATCACCGGGAAGCTCAGGCTCCTCTTCGTGACGGGCACCATCAAGGTCCATGCCTAATTCTTCAAGGTCTTCTTCTTCTCTGTCTCCAGAGGGGCAGTGCATCTCTCCAATAGCGGGGATGCCAGCAAGACCTTGAAAGCGGCGAACCTCTGATTCGGATAGAATTTTCTTTTTGCTCATAATAATATCTCCTAAAATGCGTTATTTGAGTGCAAAATAATCACTTATAATTAGAACCCAAATGGACAAAAAGAATAAAATTACATAAGTTTCTTTAACTTAGGTAAAGCTGCCTTCTCTATTTGTTGCGCTCGTGCCGTTGTAACACCACATCGTTCTGCTACTTGGCGCAGTTTCATCGCTCCATTTTTGTCAATTGCGATGTCTACGCAATTTAAATCCTCTTCATAATCTATCCACTGACGGCAATCCTTTACAGGGCAAGAGACGTTTAACTCACAACATTTTTTAGCACACTCAATCATAACTCTGGGTGCTCCTTAGCAATAACATCAAATATGTCCTCTATTTCACCCTCGTTGATTCCAAACATGGATGAAAGTTGTTTTCCTTGTTTATTAAGTTTGTCTGATTTGGCGTGTCTTTTTGAAGATTTTATACGACTATTTCTTAGCTTCCACTCATCAAACCACGCCATAAAATGTGCATCTTCTTGTAAAAAATCTTTTATTACTCCGCGTAAGAAGCCTGCCTGTGTTAAGCCGTGATGATGTAATTGAATCTTAAGTTCTACTTTGTGTGATTCGGGTATATAGGTTTGAATTTTCTCACCTTTTTCATCCCACTGCTTTTTGGGCATCAATATCTCCACATAATATGTGTACTACTTTCGGATAACCCTGAAGGGGTTTGGCGAATAAAACGAGCATTTTGCCGAAGTTCTTGTAGACTTCTTGCGCCCGAATAAGATAGACCGCTACGAATACCATTTTCAAGACCTTCAAGAACCGGAAATACTGGTCCCTTATAAGGAATAACCGTTGCGACACCCTCAAGAGATGAAGTTTTCCCTCTCCAGTCCATTTGTGCGTCCTTGCTTGCCATACCACGATAAGTTTTGTATGATTCGCCGTCTTTATAAACAAGCTCACCGGGTGCCTCTGTTGTGCCAGCCAGTAAGGATCCTACCATTACAAAGTCTGCGCCTGCGGCTAATGCCTTAACCATATCACCAGATGTTTTAATTCCTCCGTCTGCAATAATTCTAAGATCTGGAAATTGTTCCTTTACCCTCGCACAATCGATTACAGACGCCAAGGTTGGCATACCGTGCCCTGTCTGGATGCGAGTAGAGCAAATAGACCCTCCTCCGATACCGACGCGAACACTGTTAACACCAACATGACCCAAAGCAAGGGCTCCGGTATATGTGGCGATATTTCCAGCCATTATATGTGTTTTGTGACCGAATTTATCAACTATATTATGGGCGGCAGTGTGCATCAATACATGATCACCATGGGCAACATCCATACACAACACACTAGCCCCAGCTTCGACAAGAGCGCCTGCACGCTCGATATAGTCTCCTGTAATGCCAATCGCTGCGCCAACCATCTTTTGCCCACCATCAGAAGAGACATTAACAAGCGTGCTTTGCTCCTCAATAGTGTTATAACGATGGATAATACCAAGCCCTCCAAACTCTGCCATTCTATGTGCCATGGCATTTTCACAAACAGTGTCCATCGGGGCGGATATAATTGGCACTCTAAGCTTAAAACCCTCTGATATTTCTGATGATAATGTTACCTCTCTTCGCGATTTAATGTCACTATATTGTGGCACCAACAACACATCATCAAAGGTAATATGTGTTTCAAAATTCATTTTTCTTCCATATTTTCCAAGAAGCTGCTTATGACCTCTTGTGCAGTATTCCAACAAGCTGGACAATAAAGACGAACGGGATTATCTTTATCTTCTTTTCTAACAACAACGTTCCAAGTTTTTGCCATTTCTTTGTCTTCTTTATCAAAAACTTTTTCGCAAGCCGTGCATTCACCCGGTAATTTGCCAAACATAGCGACTTGTGCTGATAGCTCCTCGTCTCCGTCTTTGCGAATTTGTGCGTCCCTGGCTCTTCGTTGTTTACGATTCATCTGTACTTCCCAAAGCTCCGTCACCTCTATTACTAATCGTAATGGGATACCAATCATAAAGATTTGGATTTGTCGTTTCCAGAGCACGGAATGAGACCACCGGAGTCATAACGACTTGTGCGATCTTTGTATGTGGCTCGACCACTTGTGACTCATTGCCAATATTGTGAAGATTAACAAAAACCTCTCCATCATAGCCTGAATCAACCACACAAGCACCGACAATAAGAGAGCGCTTAGAGGCAACACTGGAACGGTTTTTAACCTCCAGCATATATCCATGGGGAACACCGAACTTAAGCCCGGTGGGCAGAATAGCACTTTGCCCCGGCTCAATTGTTACTGGTTCGCGTGCTTTTGGCGAAAAGTAAACATCAAGCCCAGCATCGCTTGGGTTGCCTCGTGTTGGAGGATGCGAATTAAAGTGCGTTCTGTGGTATTCGATAATCACTTATCACCTCGCAAAAAATTAAACATCTCGACAAGCTCGTCAATATCTTGATCTGCCTTAAGCATACGGTAAGCCTTGACTGCGACAGAGATCTCATCTCCTGTAAGCCAACCTTGTTCTTTGAACTCTGCCTTGAGTTCTCGTTTTTGTTCTGCGTATGGCTCAATGGCATCCTCAATCTCCCTGAGAGAGCGAATATATTGCAATACCTTTTTACGCTTTGCTTCTTCTTCTTGGTTAAGTCGTGCTTCCACAACAACATCGTTACTAATAATTGATAGGTCCATTTTTTCTCCTTAATGTTTATACATTATAACTGAAGTGTTTTTATTTGTCAAGACAATAATCTAAAATTATGTCGTAAAGATCTCGTACTAAAACCCCACGTTGGGTGATAGTCGAGCTTCGCCATATATGGGCGATTAAGATATAGGATATCAAGTTTCGGGTTTACTCCCCAACATTTAATACTTGAAGTGGTTCCTGTGTCATCAATGACTTCGACAACCCAATAATCCTTATTATTCTTCGTCTTTCTCGGAACAATCTTGCGCGGAATAAACCAAGTGAGCTTGAGATCAGGATCAAACTCGCCAATTGGAGGAATCATGTTTTGTTCCAATTTTGCCACAATGTCATTACTCATAACCTCGCTCATTGGAAACACACCAGTAAGTTCAACTGTATACTGAATTATTTCTTCTTCTTCGAAGTCACCTTCTGGGCGGTATAGTTCAATATTGTCATCCAGTTTTTTTAACTTACGAGGGCGATCAACTGCAATAGCAGACCAGAAGTGTTTCAACCCACTAAAGCGATCATCCACGAGCCCATTCATTGCACCGGATCTTACAAGAACATCCAAAGCCTTTTTGTTAAGCTTGGAATAGACCATATTTTCGTTAAAGATAAAGTCTTCAACTTTTTTATATGGACGATTGTGAACAATCTGGTCAATAGCAGCTTCCCCAAGCCCCTTAACAGATGTCAGGGGTTGAATAAGGGTTTCACCATCTTCAGAAATTTCCCAAACACGACCGGAAGTGTTAACATCCAATTTGCGGATACCAAAGCCAAAGCCCTTGGCAATATTAATTGCTTTCTCTTTTCTACTCTCTGGCTCTTTGTCCAAAAAGGCTGCCATCCACTCTGCGGGGTGGTGGTGTGCCAACCAAGCACATTGATATGAGAGCATAGAGTACGACACAGCATGAGACTTGTTAAAGCCATATCCTGAGAAATATTCAAACTTGTCCCAGATACCTTCTGCTACGTTGCGTTGTATGCCCTTCTCAACACACCCGGTAATAAACTTGGCGTGTATTTTCATTTTGGCTTCGTGACCTTTACCTGTGCCTTTCTTAGTCAGCAACTTGCGAAGCTTGTTACCCTCGTCAAGAGATAAGTCTTTACCAAGCTTGTGTGCCAGGATGGCAATTTGCTCTTGGAAGATAAGGAAGCCGTATGTCTCCTCTGTAACCTCTTGAATTAATGGATGGTCATATTCAATATACTGCGGGCGCTCTTTTGCTTCCACATACTGATCATCGACCTTTGCTGAAAGTGGTCCAGGGCGAAAGATAGATGTAATCGCGGAGATATCAACGATACTTGTAGGTTTGGCTCGTTGGCAAAATGCTTGCGCTCCCTTCTCTGTAAACTGGAAAATACCTGCCCACTTGCCTTGATGAAAAATGTTTTCGTAAACATCTTGGTTCTCAAGATTGATAGCGTCTGGGTGGAGGTGTTTCTCATAATAATCTTTTACATCATTAAATGTGGGCTCCTCGACATCGTGCTCTCGCTTTAAGATGTGACGAATTGCACCATCAATCATTGCGAGCGTGGATAGCCCAAGAATATCAAACTTAATAAAACCCATGGGCTCAAGATGCCGAACGTTTTGCCCCTCTGCCCAGGGTGTTTGACGAATGCCTTTGGAGTTAATTAAGGGCATCCACTTATCAAGGTTCTCGCCGACAACAACACCACCAGCGTGACGGGAACAAGAACGCACCTGTCCGTAGAGCCTGTCAATGTGACTAGCAACATTGGGGTATTTATTCAAAAATGCCTGTAGTGTTGGAGAGTATTGTTTTGTCTCCTCAAATGTGGGTGCATAAACACCTGCTTTAATTCCGTGCGCTTTCTTGGCGGCTGGAGTAGCCTCTAAAAGCATCTTGCCAGTGACCTCATTAACCTCCTTGAACGCAATTCCATAAAACTTGGATATGTCTTTGATAAGAGAGCGCAACTGAAGCGTGTTCCAGTTAGAGATTGGAACAACAGTTGTGTCACCCCATTCTTCGATTAACTGTTCTTTTAACTCCATCGGTGCAGCTACATCATAATCGATATCAGGGTAGTCGGTCGCATCCGAGCGCAGAAAGCGGGAAAACAGTAATCCATATTTAATTGGATCAATTTGTGTGATACCAAGTGCATATGCAGCAAGTGATCCAGCCGCAGACCCACGACCTGGACCCGTAAGCATACAATTGTTTGCTCGGTCTGCGATTGCCTTCATCGTTAGGAAATACTTTGAAAAACCCCTATCGTCAATAACCTTAAGTTCGTGACGGAGACGCTCAGTATATTCTTTATTTTTATGAAGCCCGTGTTCTCTCAAGCCCTCCAGCGACATATTAACAAGCGCCTGGGTTGCTGTGTATCCAGCGGGAACAACAAAATCGGGCAATCGAACAGTATTGTCTGGAAGGAAGTCTTCGATTAATTGGTGAGCAATTTCGTGAGTATGTTTAATGGACTCCAACACCAAGTCATCGTCGTAATCTACGCCGACAAGTTTGGAATACTTTTTGTAACTCTCCCACATTTGATCGCCGTTTTTTGGATACAATTCGTACCCAATCTCATCGACATCAATTGGAAGCTCAGTGCTTTCATAAGACGGAGCAGCTTTACCAAGCCAACCAAGGCGTTTGTAAAGTTCGCGGTCTTTCCAGGCGTCACGGCTTGGATAGTGACTGTCTGCGGTTGAAATCAACCCAATGCCGAACTCTTCATGCATCTTAATAATATATTGATTTAACTGATGCTGCTCTGGGACATTGTTCCACTGTAATTCGCCGTACCAGCGATCACCGAAGACGCTAATCATCTTTCGGGTTGTTTCTCGCATTGCATCAAGCACAGCCTCTTCGCCGTTCTCTCTGTTTTCCCAATAATTACCAGCATATACACCGCCAAGACAGGCAGAAGCAGCTATAACTCCTTCGCTATATTTTGCAAGCAAGTCATAGTCCATACGAGGGTAGCGATAAAAATTCTCACTTTTATAGCTCTCAGAAATTAACTTAAATATATTCTGAAGACCCTCCTGGCTCTGTGCGAGGAGGATAAGGTGGCGACGGCGGCGTAATACATCTTGGACTTTTTTACTGGAGTTTTCATCCTCAACAGTAGCGCCACTCAAGGTTGAGCCAAGAGTTTTGGCACGCTTTTTGTCCTCCATGGCTCTCTTATATTCTTCACGCCACTCTTTGATGGACGGAATAAAATACGCTTCCGTACCGAAGACTGGCTTAAAATTTCTGCCCTCTTCTTTCATCTTCTTGGCGTGCAGCACTTGATGAGAGAGCCCATTTGCGTTTCCGTGATCGGTTAACGCCAATGCATCACATCCATTGCTATACGCAAAGTCCATATGCTCGTTGGGATACCCAAGTGCATCAAATAATGAACCGGCTACACTATGTGCGTGTAGTCCCACAAACGGGATCTTAGACTTTACTCTGTCGCTCATCCTTACCCTCCTCTAACTCTCACAGTGCGCGTCTAAAAACTGTGTCAATCTCTTGTAGAATCGTGGTGCGCGTTGAAGGATCAAGCTCCAACACCTCCGTAACTCTAAACCTTAATTGACCCAAGACGCTTCCAAATTGACTGGTTTTTGCTCTTTCAGTATTAAGTTGCTCTGTTAGAGTGTTAATCTGATTTTGCAAATCAGTCGTCGTTGTTGTCTTCGTTGGCATTTTCTACTCCTAAACCACTCCATTCGTGGTATTTAAATAGCCCCTCGTAAGGGCGCTTGATTGTTTTGCATTCTTCAGATGCAAAAAAATTAATATATCCTTCCCAAGTCGAAAGGTCATAAAACCATTCCAACTCTTTTATATCTGACTCTATTATTATAACAGGTTTAAATACTTTGTCAAGAGAAAAATGTCGTGCTGACCATCTTTTTTCTATGGGAAGCTTTTCGGTTGGTATTTCATCCCCGCTGTGCTTCCATTGTTTTGTTCCCTCTTTTCTAATCACGCGCCTGCTCTCGATAAAGTCTTGGGGTCCAAAGGAGAACCCAAGATACTCTCCATCCTTAACTGTTTTCCCATTATAACAGAAAAAGAAGTTGTTGTCACTAGAAATTTTTGATCTATATTGCCTTGGGGCATCCTCTGGGTAAACACTTAACGGAAAAGAAACATAATATTTATCTGGCGTAACCCAAATGCTCGTTTGTTTGCTGATCCAATATGCAGTGTTAGCTCCATGCAGTATGCTCCAGGCGTAGCAGTCAACTCTATCACGATCATTCGGGTGTATGGGGATATAATAAATTGGTATTTGTTTTCGTTGATCTTCGGGATACGCTGCCAATACTCTTCCATACCAAATAGGGTCTTGGACCATTTCCCCAATTCTATGTCGTATTAGTGGCTGAATGTCCTTATTGCAAACAATCCATATTGTCTCACAACCAGCATAAGCACACTCCATAATCGAGCGTTCAATAGCAGTATAATTTTCCGCTATTGGCATCATAGCATTATCCCACTCAAAGCCAAAGTCTTTCTTGTGACCTGAAACGGGGATAATTCCTGCCAAATGAAAGGCATTTTTATTTATATCTGGTTTTTCTTCCATTATAAGGCGTTAAGCAGTTTTGAAGTGTAAGTGTTTATTTTTACTGTATTTTCAGCAATAATAATTTCTGGTAAATCATAACAAAATTTAATATTTTTAGTATTTCGGTATTTGGGCATTGGCAAAGGAGTTATTTCCCTCTGCATCAATTCAATTTTTGGTGATAACCACTTATATGGCTCTGAGGAGCGTTCTGGATAGTTTGGGTTTTTCCCATTTTTTGTACCCCGGATTCCCGCCTCTTTCATGAGTTCCAAAACCTTAAAACGGGCATAGGTGTCCGAATATTGATATTCATATTTTGCTTCTTTTGAAGTCAGGTGAGAAATAGCCACAAGGTCTTTTCTGTTAGAGTGAACGCTTGCTCTCTTTGATTGGTAAAAGAATACATCGTTTATAAAATGGTCTTTTGTCTTAATATGGTCTATATTGTGTGTAGCGCCCAAATTCACCTCAAACCAATCAAGCACTTGGACTGGTTGACTCTCGTCTTTTTTAACAATGTTAGAAAGTCCGTTTATCTTAGTATCGTCAAATATTAATAATTTTTTATAACCAACATTAAAAATCTTATTGCGTTCTGTGACTACTTTTATGTTTTTCTTGCCAATGTTCACAGATTTAACCATATTGGAAAAAGGAATGAGACCGGACAACGAGAGCAAAGCAAGCATTTTTTCGTATACTTGCGTTTTCGAAGCTCCAAAAAGAGTTACCCCTTCGTCTGATCTTTTTAAATCATATCGAAGAGGCTCAATTTTAAGCAAGCTTAGATCTGTGTTTGGTTCAAAAAACTCAAATGGATGAACTTTGCGTTTTTCAACAAAAATCATCGGTATTTGATTGTAAAAACAATAAATCGCAGAACTTAAATTACACCCAATTGCTATTTTGTCATATTGGAACATTTGGCTTCTTTTAGTTCTTCTTCTTTTTCGACTTTTTCGACCTTCTTGTCTTTAGAAGTCTTTTTTGCTTCCAATACCTCTTTTGGGAAGTCATAGGACATGAAAAAGTCTTGATAATGGTGCGCCATATTGCTACTCCTTGATTTGTGCGATTACATAATTATCCAAAATGAGGTGATGCTTTTTGCCCTCATATTCTACCTCTTCAATCATTGCCCGATCAACAAGAATGCGGGCTCCTGTTGTTAGATTTTCAAAACGACAGTCTTCTGCCGTATTGTTGACAATTGCCGAACAGTACTTTCCCTCAACCTTTGTATAATCATCGGGCAGTAATATAGTAGACTGTTCTTTTTTCTTTTCTCTCTCAATGTATTCTGGTGTGATCAGAATGTGTCTGTTAAATGGTTGTAGCATTATTTCTCCTTATCCACATTTAGCATAGCCGCAAGATTTGCACGTTAAACACCCTTCAATATAAATGAGTCCATCGGCATTACACTCTGGGCAGGTCTTATCACTTGCTTTTGAGCCATCAGTAATATAGCTCTTAAGCACCCTTGCAACACATTTGGCAAAAGAGAACATATCACTGTCTCTATCCTTTTGCATTTGTTCCACAACATATTGAATATTTGCTCCATGACGCAATGAGAGTGAAATAAGACGAGTGAACGCCGAGTTGTTGGGATTATCAAAAACTTTAACAATATCTTTCACAAGAATAGTATCGCCGTTTGTGCCGACACGCAAGTCATAAACAGAATTCATTGTTTTTCGCGGGTGTTTAATAAGAATACCTTGGGTGTGCTTGACGGGAATCTCAATTAAGTTAGATAGCCCACCCATAACCTCGTAAGGTTTGCCGTCAAGCATGCCTACTAAAATAATCCACTTCTCACCCTGAATGGTTGTATGGTGGATACTACAGGGCAACTCAGTGGGGCGTTTTACAGCTTCATTCTCGGGAAAATCGTCGTCTGTCTTTTCAGTGTTTGTAACGAGGACGCCTGTGCGTGAACCATCAACATAAACTGTGATTCCTTTTAATCCCAATTTCCAGCCCAATTGGTAAAGTCGCGAGACAACCTCTGGATTGGTCCCTTTTGGTAGGTTGATAGTGGAACTAATTGAGTGGTCGATGTGTTTTTGGATTGCTGCCTGAATCCGTACTCGATTCTCCCAGTCAATAGCGTCAGATTCAGTAAAAAAGTCGGGAATTTCTTCAGTGTTGTTGGCATCAAGATATTCACGAATATTATGGTGAAAAACCTCATATTCTACCCAACGATCACCCAGGTCATCTACAAAATCCGCTTTAACGTCAACATCATTATGAGACAGTTTGCGGCGGCGTGTATAAGAATTGCGAAAGACTGGTTCGATACCCGAAGATGTCTGCGACATAATTGAAACTGAGCCGGTTGGGGCATTTGTTAAAATCGAGATATTTCTTCTGCCAAACTCTGCAATAAGATTGCGTAGCTTTTTGGGTAGAGATTTAATATATGCATTGTCCTTCTCTTTATCCCAATTAAAAACAGCAAAGGCACCTCGTTCTTTAGCCAGATTTACCGATTCGGTATAAGCGGACACCTTCAATGTTTTATAAATTTTATCAATGACCTCGATGCCTTTTTCGGAGTCATATGCAAGTGAAAGACAAGCAAGGGCATCTGCCAAACCATGGGTTCCAAGCCCGGTGCGACGACCGTTAACACAGGCAGCCTTTAGATTTTCCCAAAGCTCTTTTTCATCGTCTGTATCACATGCTTTAATAATGCTGTCTAGTTTTTCAATTTCAAGTTCCACGAGGTCGTCAGAAAGCCGCATCGCATTAGCTGCAACCCTGGAGAAGTGATTAAAATCAAAAGATGCCTTTTCCGTGAACGGGTTTTTAACAAAATTCTTAAGATTGACAGAAATGAGACGACAAGAGTCGTAAGCGGAAAGCGGGATCTCTCCACAAGGATTTGTACAAATAGTTTTAAAGCCGTCGTCAGCGTATGACTCAGCAGGAAGGTATTTTTCAATATTACCCCACATTAAAAGTCCCGGCTCTGCCGTCTTAGTGGCAGATTCTACGATTTGCTGCCAGAGGGCGGCGGCGTCCACTTCTCTCGTGTATTTTGGGTTTTCTGAGTCAACAGGAAACCGAAGAGTAAATGATCCATTGCTTTCGACTGCCTCCATAAAATCATCACTTATTTTCACAGACACATTTGCGCCTGTGACTTTTGTGAGATCGTGTTTCATTGTGACAAATTTTTCGATATCGGGATGACGCACATCCATTGATATCATAAGTGCCCCTCGGCGTCCGTTTTGCCCAATCATACGACAAACATATGAATATAAGTCAGCAAAAGACCAAGCACCCGTGGTGGTGCCTGCGGAATTGTTAACGGGAGTGCCTTCGGGACGAAGTTGACTAATATCAAGTCCTACGCCACAACGTCTTTTAAATAGATTGGCGAGAGATTTACTTGAATCTATAATTGAAGAAATATTATCTTCTGGTGAGGCGACAACAACGCAATTAGACAGCGACACATTGACGTGATTATTACCAATGCCCATCATTGGGGATCCCTGTGGTACAATATAATTAAAATCCTTAATTAAATCATATATTTGTTCTTGCGATAGCGCATTTTCGCCACCAAATTTTAGTTCCATACGAGCAAACTCAGATGCAATGCGATTATGCATATCGTCTGGTGTTTCCTCTAAAATCTTGCCGCTTTTATCTTTTAAAGCGTATTTTGTTAGCCAAACATTTGCAGCTAACCCATCTCCCCCAAAATACTCTTCTAATTTTCCCAATTTTAACTCCCGTCTTTAAATTTCTTATATTTTTCTTTTAACTTTTCAGATTGTTGCTTGGCAGCATTTACCTGAATTTCACCAATTGTTTCGCCGGTTGAGGGTAAGACATCAATCTTAACTCTGCTTAAATCCATTTTAGCCGGGTAAACAAGACCATCTGGACCGAATCGATTTTTAGCTACGAATATCCTTCCTGTATTATTGGTTTTGTCATCAATCGTTCTGGATACCGAACAAATAAAATCAGCAACAAAACATTTGCTATATGCCTCTGAAATAGCCTCTAAGGTAACAACTTCGGCATTCAATCCTGAGCGGTTAGTTTGAGAAGCAGTCCATACTGGACATTGAGTTTCTTGAGCGATTGCTCGTAGCTCTTCATAGATTGATTCCAAGTCGTGCCTCTTCTCTCTTGTAACTATAACAGGTTTTAGCAAGTCTCCATAGTCTACCAGAATCATATCAACTTTTATATCTCTTTGTTTAAGTTTTTCGAGATGATTTTTGATCGTCTGTGTTGTAGCAGATTTTGTTGGGTACTCTTTAATAATTAGACGCCCAGGCACTTCATGAACTTTTTCATAAATCATTTCTTTAAAAGAATGCATCTCGGACAAAGAAACACCTGTGATACAACTGTCGTAACGAATTCCAATACTGGTGTCAGCAAGTTCAAGAGTGTAATGAACAACTGTTTTGCCTTGCATCAGAGCCCGTGCTCCGAGATGAACAAGGACCATGGACTTGCCTGCACCTGTGGGAGCAATTACCACGCCAAGCTCTCCATTTCCAATACCACCTCGACATAGCTGATCGATCTCATCCCAGCCTGTACTTATTGGGTCTCTTGCTTTAACTTCAAATCTTTTTTCAAAATCGGCAACATAGTCATAGCCGAAATCTGAGTTATTGCCAAGTTTTAGAGCATCGTTAATAACTTTTGATATTTCATCATAAGATGAATTTTTCAATAGCCCTACAGACTTAATCATTGCTGATTTTAAAACTTGTTTTCGACAAAAGTCTAAAGAAGTATTTTTTATAAACTCCTCATCTTTAATCTCCGCATTATAAATCCGAGAAAAATAATCTCTTGTCTGTTTTTTAATAGCGTCCGTTTCATCATCCAACTCTGTTCTTAGAATTGTTAATAAAATCTTTGCAGAAGGATGAACACTATATTTTTCTTTATACGCGAATATCCGATCTACAAAGACCTGCAAATACTTAAGTTCAAAGTATTCAGTTTCTAAAACTTCTTGGATCTGATCCGAGAAGGCACGGTCTTGCAAGATAAGAGCGGCAAGTCCTTCTTGGAACGACTTGCCATATTTGCTAAAACTAACTTTGTCTTGAGTAGCCAAATGTACCCCTGATTGAAATATTACATAGGTATTATAACACGGCTGAGAGGAGAGTCAAGTAATTTATTTAATATCTTCTTGCCATTCTTCTATGAACGATTCACCAGTGATCTCTTCAAGTTTACGAATCATCTTCTCCATATTAACACGAAACACCTTGCCGGTTTTAGTATTTTTTGAAAAATATTCCCATTCGCCTTGACTATTGTGAGGTGAGATCTTGGTCACGTTTCCAGCTTCATCTCTAACAAACAATTCGGCATCACCGGCATCATTTTTAGCGTATATATGAGCGTGACCGTCCAGTGTTGACGGGTCGCTGCCTTGTTTTAGTGCTATCGCATCTTGAACATGAAGGCTGCCGGTTATCATAGCCTCTCCTGTGACATCAAGTGCCCCATTTGCTGCTGTTGAGCCGTGGGGTTGGCTAATCCCAACTCTTTGACTAGACCCATAAATTCTAATTGTGTTTTGATTGTTTGTTCTTAATATTAAATCTTTCGCGTTTTCATTTTCAATAAAAAAGTGCTCTGCGCTATTAATTTGCATTGCAGCAGCAGCGTTTCCATCTTTAAGAAAAACAATTTCTTTAAGATTATCAGCGTCTCGTGTATGGAGCTTTATTAATGATTGAGCCGAGCCTGTGATCTCAAGGGAGCCGGTAATCACTGCTCCATCGTTTTTAACGAGAAGTCTTTGGGCTCCTCCGGTTTCTAAACTGACCTGATCATCTTCGAAATCAATCCCTGTGCCTGCGTCTCCTTCGAATTCAATATCTCCGAATTCACGTTGACCTTTTGAAAATTTATAAGCCATTAAAAGCCCTCCAACATAAATAGTCTATAAAAAAAAGGATGCCCCCCACAAGGAGGGGCACCCAGGAATATTCAAATAAAATTGAATAAGAGTATGATTTAGACGATACCCCAGTTGTTAGCAACAAGGTACACAAAACTCGCAGCAGCGTAGTCAGACTCAAGTTCAACAGACTGAAGTCCGTCGATCAAGTGTGAACCAGCGCGTGTAACTGTAAGTTTTTCACCATCAGCCAAGTTACCAGCTTTGACAACAACAACATCACCAACAGATGGTGAGGAAGGAAGTGCCACAGACTTGGAAGCAGAGCCAGTCATATAGTTGTAACCTTCGACCAAAGCAGTGGTATTAACAGCACCGTCAGTACGGATACTGGTAACGGCTCCTGCTTGCGTGGAAAGAACACCATTGCTAGCGTTAAGACCAGCACCAGCCATAGCTGTCACGAGGTCAGCAACACTTTCTTTCTTAGCTTCGTTGCTGCCATTTGCATCAATAATAGCAATGCTATCATTAGCAACGTCAACAGCAGCAGCACCCAATCCGTTAAGATTAAGACGGAACTTGTTTCCACTGTTTTCAATACCATCACCAGCAAGAGTGGTAACAACATCAGCAACAGATTCTTTCTTCACCAAGGCATCACTAGCATCCAAGATGTAGAAGAAGTCGTTATCTTCATCGATAGTAGCAGCAGCAACACCATCAAGGCGAACTGTGCCAGCAGCAAGAAGATTACCAGAGCCAGAAAGTCCAGCAGCAGTAATGTTCGAGTTAGCATCAATAAAGTCCTCATTGTTGATTGAGAAAGAGTGAGCATTAACAGCAAGACCGTCAATATCACCAGAGGAAGAAAGCTCACCAGCAACTTGGAGCACTCCATTAGCAAGTGTCAAGAGGTCAGTGTCTCCAGCAGTGCCAATTGTTCCACCAGTATCAATACGAAGACCGAAGCCGTCAATACGAGCAGAAGCCGAAAGTGTGGCTGCTTGAACCTCACCAGCAACAACAAGCGAGTTATTGTTGAGAGTCAAGAGGTTAGCATCTCCTGCGGTTCCAATGACGCCGCCTGTGTCAATCACAAGACCGCGACCAGAAATGCCTGCGGAAGAAGAAACTGTAAGCGGTTGAACTTCACCAGCAACAACGAGCGATGCATTGTTAAGAGTCAAAAGATCGGTATCTCCGGCTGTGCCAATGACACCACCTGTATCGATACGAAGACCGAATGCGTCAGAGCGAGCGGAACTCGAAAGGGAAGCAGCAGTAATGTTACGGAAGCCAGAAGCATCTTTATTACTGTCTACGACAACAGCCTTAGAAGCAGCAACAGTACCAGCGGTAATGCCATCAATTTGCTCCAAATCAGCTTCAGCCATGCTTGCGTTTCCAATAACAAAAGCGCCTGTGGCGGTTACGTTACGGAAGCCGGTGATGTCCTTGTCGGAATCAACGATAACTGCTTTACTAGCAGCAACTGTACCGGCTGTAATGCCGTCAAGTCCACCAAGCTCAGTTTCGCTAATTGTAGTGCTACCAATTTTAATAGATTCAGCGCCAACCTCAAGTGTTGTACATTGGATCAAAGAAGCACTCATTGCGACAGAAGCAGTCAATTGACCAGTAACAAGAAGCGAGCCATTGTTAAGAGTCAAGAGATCGTTGTCTCCTGCGGTCCCGATGACACCAGAAGTATCAATACGAAGCCCTCTACCATCAATTCGTGTAGAACCAGAAATAGCACCTGCAACAGCAACGCTATTAGCGTTAAGTTCGATAAGGTCGTTATCAGCACTTGTGCCAATCTTTCCACCTTCATCAATTGTGACACCACGACCAGCGAGTCCGGCTGAACCAGAAACAGAACCAGCGGCTGCGCCGACATTACCGGCGGTGAAAGAACCAGCACCAGCGACGACAAGTGAGCCGTTGTTAAGTGTCAAGAGATCATTGTCTCCTGCGGTTCCGATAACACCGCCTGTGTCGATACGAAGACCCATTGCGTCTACGCGAGCGGAAGCAGTAAGTGCGGAAGCTTGCCCTGCGGCGTTTACGAATTGTCCCTTACCTGCAACTGCGACTTGATTAGCAGTAAGTGTTAAGAGGTCGGTGTCAGTTGAAATACCAACTTTACCGCCAACGTCAAGAACGAGGTCTCGACCAGAAATGGACGTTGAACCAGAAATGGATGTCACATTACCAAG